TTACGAAAATGGACAGAAGGAATCTGAAGAAACCTTCAAGGATGGGAAACGAGATGGATTAGGGACATGGTGGTATGATAATGGACAGAAGGAACGAGAAGGAACTTACAAGGATGGTGAAAAAGAAGGATTACAGACTTCTTGGTATAAAAATGGACAGAAGATGTATGAAATAATGCATAGAAATAATAAAAGGGAAGGAAAGGAAACACTCTATCATAAAAGTGGAAATATATCTTCAGTTAAGACTTACAAGGATGGTAAACTTTATGGAGAATACATAGACTATTTTGTTAGTGGTGAGAAAAGATCAAAGGGCAATATATTTTATGGTGGTATGATGGAAGGAAAGTGGACATTTTGGTATCACAATGGAAAAAAAGAATTAGAATGTAAATTTGATTTTGGAAACCTTGTTGGTAGTGCAAAAATATATCATGATAATGGTGTGTTAAAGGAAGTGGTAACTTTTTGAAAAAAAATAATTTAACATTAATTGATACATACAATTTGTGGTATGATGGTTTAGAGGTAGATTATTTGTCAGGAAACTTTGACCTTATGATACAGTCTACTTGTAATTTACATTGCAAAAATTGTAGTATTTTAGATTGGAAAGGAAATGAATATCCTGGACAAACGATGAAACTTGAAGATGTTATAAATATAAATGAAAAGTTGATTAAACTTGGAATTATAGTGTATAGGTTAACTTTATTGGGTGGAGAGCCTACTCTTAATAAAGATATTATTAAGATTATAAAATATTTATCAGAGTTTAAAAATATAACTTTTAAAGAATTAAAGTTGATTACTAATGGTTTATATTTTAAAAAAGATATTATTAAGTCATTTGAAGATTTAGATAGTTTAAGAATCTCTATATATCCTTATACTTTGGATATGAAAAAAGAACTTATAAGAAGTCCATTGTATAAACATTTACTATCAATTACTGATCTTGAAGTAATGGAATTTGATCAATTTATTTGTTATGGAGTTGAGGATCCGAAATATGATTATAGTAAAGAATTAAATTGGGAAAGATGTTTGAAAAAGGATTGGTGTAGACATCTTACAGTAGATGGATTGTATAGATGTGATATTTTAGAAAATTTGGGACAAGAGTTCTGTGATATGTCAGATAAAAATAAGGTAATAGATTATATAAAATTTGATGTTCCTTATGATTATTGTGAAAAATGTCCGCAACCAGCATTATTTAAACCTTGGCAAAGTAATAATCCAGAAGTGGACAAAAGGAATGCTAAACGAGGAATTTCCTTGATACAGGAGTGGAATTGTGAGTAATGAATTTATAAAAAATAAATTATATGAGTTGTTAAAATCAAATAATATAAATATAGATATATTGAAGAAGAATAATGTATTTTTAGTTGGTGGTTCAGTTTTACGATTGTTTATGAATCTACCAATAAGTACAGACTTAGATTTTTATATTGAAACGACAGATAGTTATAAAAAAGTTGATGAATATTTTAATAATAATTTTGATTTTTATTATAGTTGGCTGCCGGATGAGATTGGGGTTCAAAATTTAAGAAGCTATCAATGTGATTACAACGAAATTCAGTTACTTAATAGATTAGAGTCTGTAAATGAGTTTATTAGTAATTTTGATTTTACAATAATCAAAAGTTATTTTTCTTTCAAGGATGAGAAGTTTGTTTTTCATAAAAGATTTTTTGATGATATAAAAAATAAAAGATTAGTATATGAATCAGATAATCATCCTGGACCATTTGATTCAATAAGAAGAGCAGATAAATTTAAGAAATTAGGATTTAAAGTAGATAATAAAAGTTTTAAAAAGTTGTATGATGTTATCGAATCTATTGAAGAAGGTGGTTATTTAGACAAATTAAAAGGAGTGTTTAAGAGAGTAAGTTGGTTACGAGATGAAGAAATATATCCAAGCATTCCAAATGTAGATGTATTTGTTAATTGGTTAATGGATATAAAGGAACATAAATATTTTGATAAGTTTAATTATTATTTATTTGGGGGTTTTATATCTTGGCCAGAAAAAACTAAGGATATAGATATATTAATAACAAAACGTGATGGACAATTTGCATCACTTAAAGAACTTGAACAGTTAATGGGAGATATGTTTGATTCTGCATATGATAATCATAGATTTTATCTTGATTCGTGTTATATGAGAATACCACAATGGATAGCAGATTATCCAAGAAATAAAGAAATTTTAAAGTCGGCAGAGAAAAAACAATTATTTACTACTATAACAAAATATAAACCTGAATATATGGTCAAATTTAAAAGGTATGGGAAACTTAATTGTTGTTATATGGGAACTTGGGAAAAGTTTTGGAAAGATAAAGATTCCGAATCAGAGATGATTCATAGGTGGGTTGATTTGAATGGAGATTATGCAAGAATGGTTGATTTAAGAAGAATTATAAAGTACTATGAGGATGAAAATAAGGAAAGAAATATAGAAAATTTTTTGAATGAGTTTCAAGAATATTCAGGATATTAGAACATAAAAATGACAAAACAATACATATTAGGACAATATTTTACAACAAGTACGGAGCTACAAGAAAAGGTATATTCATTTATTCTAAATAAACCATCTCTTATATTAGAACCAAGTATGGGTAGGGGAGATTTAATTAACTATGTATCTGAAAGAGATAATTCTATAAAGTTTGATATGTATGAAATTGATAATACAATCAATATATTAAACAAATATATATCACGAGATAAAGTTATATTTGGTGATTTTTTAGAACAGTCTATTCAAACTAAATATAAAACTATTATTGGTAATCCTCCATATGCTAATAATTTACATATTCATTTTATATATCGTTGTTATGATTTACTTGAAATCGGTGGGGAATTGGTATTTATTGTCCCAACAAATTTTTTAACAGATACACCGACAAGTTCTTTATTAGATAGTATGATAAGAAATGGTTCATTTACACATATATACCACCCGAACAATACAGATTTATTTGAAGGGGCCTCAGTTGATGTTGTTGTATTTAGATATTGCAAGGACGGCAATATACATAGTAATGTGAATGAAATACGAGATGATATAAATAAGAGGATAAATAATGGCGTCAGTTAGAATCGTTATTATTGGTGAAAAGATAGGAGAAAAAAATGATTAGTTTTATTATACCCTTTTCTACGATAGAAAAGGATAAGTTTTTAAACTTAAATGAAAAAGAAGATTTGTGGGAAGAAAATAATACTGCAAATATAGTATATTCTACGATAAAAACAATTAAGAATATCAATTCACTTAAATGTGAAAAGGAAATTTTGTTAGTAGATAATAGTCATACTTGGCCAGAGATAAAATTACCAAATGTTAGGGTAATTAAAGGGTGGCAAGCATTACCACTTAAAGAACTTGAAAAGATTCCAGAGTATATGAATCATAGAGATATTCAGTTGAGTTTAGATAATCTTGGTTGTTTAACTATGTGGGTATCTATGGCATTTCACTTAGGAACACAAGAGGCAGACGGAGAATATGTCGTATTACAACACAATGATACTTTTTATCATCAAGATTGTATTGATGAAATGATACAACAAATGGAAGAAGAAGAACTTGAATATATTTCAGTTGATAACAAAAAAATATGGATTTCAACTTATTTATTAAATAAAGATTTTTTAGATAAATATATTAAGGAATATTCGCAACAACCAGTAATAATAAGACCAGAAAATGGTGGATATATAAAGACTAAAAAGATTGGATTTGCAGATGCGTATTTTTTCTTGTCTAAGAGAAAGTTTTTTGATATTTATGATATAGACTGGAGATATGGTGATACAAATCATGGTGCAACTATCTATTGTCTTGAAAACGATTTAAAATATCTTCATTTGGGTCCCTATTATGATAATCCAAATTGGGAAACGGAAGATACGTTACATACATATTTCTATAAGGATAAACCATTTCTAACTCATCTCAAAGGTGGATTCTCAGAAAATAAAATGTCATCAAAAGATTTTGAAGAAGAATTTAATAAATATTTACAGGAATTAAAAAATGCAAACTGAACATACCCTATGGGTAGAAAAATATCGGCCCACTAATCTTGACACTTACATTGGTAATGACCACCTAAAGGAAAAGGTAAGGGTTTATTTGGAAAGTGGAGACATCCCACACTTACTATTATTTGGTCCAGCTGGAACCGGTAAGACAACTCTCGCAAAAATACTCTCAAATAGTATTGAATGTGACTATATTTACATAAATGCGAGTGATGAAAATAGTGTAGATTCTGTTAGAAATAAAATAAAAGGATTCGTATCAACTATTGGATTTAAAGATTTAAAGGTGGTCGTACTTGATGAGTGTTTGGATGAAAATACATTAGTTACTGTATTATCGAATGGGGAACAGATTCAAGTTCCGATAAAAGATGTTGATGAAAACAATGATTTAGTTAAATCTTGGAATGTTGAAAAAGAAGAATGGCAGTGGAGACCATTCCACTTGTGGGATAAGGGTGAACAAGAGGTGTATGAGATTGAACTTGAAAATGGTGAAGTAGTTGTTTGCACTGAAGATCATAAATGGTACGTCGAAGATAAAAATGGTAATCCAATTGTAGTTAAAACAAATCAGTTGGATAACTATAATCATATTTTATCACCATAGTTAGATTTTTTTACTCGAAAAACACAAGTTGGTTATATTTATATATGAACAATGGAGATGTTAAATGAGTATAAAAAAATCTACAAGGCAAAAGTTAAGAGATGCCGCAAATAGAAATGGCCTTGGTGGAGTTCATTATTATGATAAGATTTGTGACAGTTGTGGTAAAGATTATGTAGCTAAAGCGTCGAATCAATTGTTATGTTATGAATGTAAAAAAATAGGTAGGTTGAAAGAATGTGAACATTGTGATTCTAGATTTCATACAAAAAATAATGGAAAATATTGTAATCAGTGTGTCGGTAATAGAGTATGGATGCGAAAACGAGATAATATAAAAATTGCTAAAAAGATACAACATACAAAGAAAAAATGGTTACAATCGGATGAAGCTAAACAATTTTATACACAACTTGGAAAACACAATTCTAAAAAGATGAAAGAGTTTAACCAGACTGAAAAGGGTAAGGCTAATATAAAAAGAAATGCAAAATTAAACTCAAAGTTGATGAGAGAAAAGATTTCCAATGGTGAATTTACACCACCAATAACAAATACATTTACACATTGGGATGCTATAATAGAAGTTAATGGTAAAGTTAAAAAGTTTAGGAATTCGTGGGAAGCTTGTTTTTGGTATAGTAATCAACATTTAGAATATGAAAGTAAGGAATGTAGAACTAAAAAAACGGATAATGGTAGAGTTTATATGGGTGATTTTTACGATAAAGATACAAAGATATTGTATGAAATAAAACCAAGAAGTTTTTTCTTAAAACAAACAAAAAAAATAGACAGCTTAATAAAACATTGTGATGTGAGTGGATATAAATTCAAGTGGATAAATGAAAATAATATTATGGATTATATAAATTCAGAAATATTTATTGATAATAACAAAATACAATTAAATAAAATGTATGTGGGAATAGGTTATAGTGAACAAGATAAAGATTAAATCTATAAAAAAATTAAAAGACACCCAGCACGTGTATGACTTGTCAGTTGACGGTAATCATAATTTCGTAATAGGTAAAACAGAAACACTTACACATAATTGTGATTTCGTCACCCCACAAGGTCAAGCAGCACTACGAAATCTAATGGAAACGTTCAGTAAACATTCTCGGTTTATTCTAACCTGTAATTATGTAGAACGAATAATTGATCCAATCCAAAGTAGATGTCAAACATTTCAGATAATTCCACCATCCAAAAAAGAAATTGCAGTACATATAAAGGGTATATTGGATAAGGAAGAAATAGAATACAACGTAGAGGACATAGTATTGAACGTTAATAGTGGGTATCCAGACATTAGACGAATAATCAATTCAGTCCAACAGCAATCTATAAATGGTAAATTGACTGTTGATAAACGTAGTATGGTTGAAAATGATTACAAATTAAAATTATTAGAAATACTAAAGTCACAAGATAAGAAGAGCGCATTTAAGAATATACGACAATTATTAGCAGACACCCAAGTTACAGAATTTGCTGATATGTTCAGATTACTATTTGATGAACTGGATTCATGGGCGAGTGGTCATGTCGCGGAATGTATATTAGAACTGGCTGAAGGTCAGTTTAGAGAAAAAAACATCGTGGATAGAGAAATAAATTTTATGGCAACAATGATTAATATATTAAATATAATAAAATAAACAGGAGTTACAAAAATGAGTTATTACGAAGTACAGGTAGTTTTTATAGAAGAAATACAAACAAAAAACGGATCAAAAGAAAAGAAAGTCCGTAGGAATTATTTGGTAGAATGTGATTCAGTAAGTATCGCAGAAACCAAAGCACATGAGTGGTTAAAAGATTCACCATTTTCATTTGAAGTAAAATCAGCAAAAGAATCCAGAATAATGGATGTGATAGAATAATATGAATGTTTTAGTCATTGGAGATAAATGATTAGATGTGTTTATATACGGTGATATACATAGAATAAGTCCAGAGGCCCCAGTTCCAATATTTGTTCCAACACATGAAACTAAAAATGAAGGAATGTCTAAAAATGTGGTGAATAATGTTGAATCATTAGAAATGACTGTATATTCACTTACAAATGAAACTAGTATTGTGAAGAAGCGTTACGTGGATAGTCGGTCAAATCAAATGGTATTACGAGTTGATGAACATGATTATTGTGATAGAATAGATAAGAAAATACTAAGTGGCATAGTAGATAATTCATTTACTCCAATATTTGGACACAAAACCAAGCTTGACGCAATCATTATTTCAGATTACTGTAAGGGATTTTTAGAAGAAGAAGATATACAATTCATTTGTGAAAATAATAATAATGTATTTGTAGATACAAAGAAAAAACTTGGTAAGTGGATACAGTGTGCAGATTTCATAAAAATAAACGAGTTAGAATATCAGAAAAATCACGAACTACTATCTGAAGAAGGATTTGATGATAAACTTATAGTTACACTTGGAGGTAATGGATGTAGATATAAAGATAAAGTATTTTCAGTAGAAAAAGTTCCAGTTAAAGATGTTAGTGGGGCAGGTGATACATTTATAGCTGGACTTGTTAAGGAATATTTAGAAACAAATAACATAGAAAGTGCAATACAATTTGCACAGAAATGTACAACTCGTGTAGTTCAGAAACACGGAGTTGAAATGGTTACATTAGAGGAGTTACAAAATGGCTAAACGAAAACCACCACAACAGATTCAACAAAAGGTTGATTTAACAAAGGCAGACACAATAAAATGTGATGATTGTGGAAATTATCTATTTATTACTTCACACATAATAAAGAGAATATCTGCAATCCTATCACCCACCGGACAAGAAGCACTCGTTCCGATCCAAGTATACTCATGTGGCCAATGCGGAAAAGTCCCAAAGGTATTTTTAGAAGGTAGTGGAATAGAAGAAGAGCCTAAAGATGATTCACTTTCCAGATTAGATTTGTAGATGACCAAAACAAAAACACTGTTTGACCACATAAATCATATAACAGGAAAACAAACAAAAGGTTATTGGGATACGCTCAATGATAAAGAAAAGAAAAATTGGTCCAATTATATGGTTCACCGTTTTCTATCTATGAATATGAATTGGACATCAATAAATGATTAAATTTAAACCGGATTTAATAAATTATAAAGAAGTTGACATTATACCAGAAATAAATCAAGTTTTTGAATTAGATGAAGAAAAATTAAAACGGGCTCTAGATGAATTTCAAGTAGAATTGAATTGGGAAGATATGTGGTCGATGGAAGATGCAAAACAACGATTAAAAGATGGATGGTATTTTAATATTTTAGAAATAAATAATAAAATCGTGGGGTGGGTTTGGTTTAATATCATAGAAAATGAACTTTGTAATTTATATGTACATAAAGATTATAGAAATACGGGATATGGAGAGCAATTAATATATTCAATTACAAATTTGGTAAATAAGAAGAAAATTGATATTTATAGTATGGTAGATGGGTGGAATATAAAAAGCATAAATGTATTTAAAAAATGTAATTGGGAAGAAATTAAATGAAATTAAATTATTTTAGTTTTAATAATTATAGTAGTTCTATTGTAACTCAGTCTTTGCAAGCTGCCGCTCCCTTTTTAACAGGAAGTAATCCTGAATATTGGTCGGGAAAGGGTGATAATTATGGAGTAATTGCCGGATATGATTGGGTCCCTTCAAGTGGATCATTAAAGTTATTAGAACTTAACACGAATATTCAAACTCCACCTGAAACTAATTTTTTAGATAGTGCAGTTACTTGGTGGAAAGC